CACCATTGGAGCGTGAAGCTCGCCCCGTGGGCGCGTGAGTGGTGGTGTGTCTATCTGATGCGGCGAGGTTCCTGGTGGCGTGTCGGAAAGTCCAAGCTCCGCTCCACCTGGGGCTTCGGGGTAAAACACCGGCTCAAGACCGAGGGGGGCGAAGCGGCTTGGATCTTGTCCGTCTATCCCTCGAACGTGGAGGCGACCATCGCCGAGCAGCTCATTCTGGCTGAGTACGGGATTCCGACGACAACCTGGTCGGAGAGTGCCTCCTCGCGAAGGGCCCTTGCTGACGTGCGCAGGCTTTATGATCGGCTGGACCTGACGCGACTGGAGCAGAACGCGCGGCGTCTGCTCCAAGACCACGGCCGATCGCTCGAGCATCCGTTCCTGATCGCCAACCACACGCGAGACAAGATCGGGGCTCGCTCGTCCCTGCGCATCCGGGCCTGCAACTTGCTGTCAGGCGTAATGATGATTCCCGTTCCAGTCAACGGCCAGCAGACGCAGTGGGAGCCCATTCATGTCGAGTGGGAGCCGTTCGATGGCGAGGTTTACTCACTCGAGGTGGCACGCTACGGTCACTACGTGGCCGATGGCCTGGTAACCCACAACTGTTTCTATGGCTGGCGTGAAGGGGCCGCGCACTGGTTCAACCCGGAGATCAAAAACGCCACCGACGTGTGGGTCGTCAAGAAGGTCAACCCGCAGGCGATGGTGCATCTGACTGAGAAGCCCGTCGAGCTGGCCCTGCGGGCGCTGACCTACTCGTCGCGGGCCGGCGAGGTGGTGTTGGATTTGTTCGGCGGCTCGGGCTCGACCCTGATTGCGGCTGAGAAGTTGGGACGCCGGGCGCGGCTGATGGAGATCGATCCGGCCTACGCGGATGTGATCATCCGCCGTTGGCAAGAGTTCACGGGCCAGAAGGCGGTGCTGGAGGGCGATGGCCGCGGTTTCGAGGAGGTGGCCGATGAGCGACGCCGAGTACCGGCGTGAGATCGAGCGCTGCGAGAAAGAGATTGCCGAGATAGAGGACCTGCTACGCAGCGGCCATCCCGATGTGGAAGGGCTGTGCCTGGCGCTGGCCGACTGGAGTGCGGAGCTGCGGCTGCTCGAACAGGAAAAGAGCCGCCGGGCGCAAGCCCCAGCGGCAGGGGCGGCGATCAGTTCCGAGGGCGGTAGCGCCAGCGCCAGTAGGCCAGGCAGAGGCGCCCGATCAGACGACCCAGGCACCCCCCCTCGACCCGCTTGCGCGAGGGTCCCTGCCGCCCCATGAACTCGGCCAAGCCGGTGTGGCTGCAGAGATCGCAACCCCGGCCCTGGCAGGCCGAGCAGGGGGTGGGCGGGTGCTGCCGCAGGTACTCAAGCAGCAGATCCCGCCCAGCTTCGTCGTGGTCTTCGAACTCAATCATCATGGCTGGCTTCCTCGCTGAGCCGGTAGGCCCAGGCGCCGTTGTCACGCTTAATGCGGCCGACATGGTAGCCGCCGTTCTTGACTAAGCTGCCGCTGAGGAAGCCGCGCACGCTGTGCGCCTGCCAGCCGGTGGCTTGCATCAGCTCCCAGAGCGTGGCGCCCTCGGGCCGGCGGAGCAGCTCGATGACCTGGGCCTTCTTGCTGCCCTGGCGGGCGGTGGCCTCCTTGCTCGAGCTCGCCTGTTTCAGCGCGCCCTGGACGCCCGGTTCGCCAACGGTGGTGGCCTCTACGGGGACTGCCGGCTCCTGCGCGGCAGGTGGGGTAACTTCGCGCCTTTCCGGCTCAGCCGCTCGCAGCCGAGTGGCGCGCTGAATGCGCACTGGGCGGTTGGTCTCGAGGTTCTTCCCCATCCAGCCGCCGTAGCGCGATTCGCGTTCGATCCTGACCCGGGCCAGCTTGCTGCTGACCTTGGCGAGGTAGATGCCGCCGAGGCGAACTTCGTGCTTTTTCATGTGTGCCTCCTGGGGTAGCTGTGATTCACAGCGACTCCAGTCATCGCTCAAGCGCCTGGGAAAGGCAAGCGGAATCTGACAACTCGATCTCGCGCTGTTTCAAACAGATGCGGGTGCCGATGATTTAGCGGAGATGTACAGCGAAGAGCAGCTTCAGGCCCTGCGCGATGCCCTGGCCAACGGCGTGCGCCGGGTGCGCTTTGAGAATCGTGAGATCGAGTACCGCACGGTGGAGGAGTTAAAAGCCGCCATCGCCGCGGCCGAGGCCGAACTGGCCAGGAGCAATGGGACGATGGTCCGGCAGATTCGGATCTGGACCGAGAAGGGGTTCTGAGGCGTGGGTTTCTGGAAGCGGCTCCAGGCAGCGGTCAGGGGCACCCCCTGGGCCCGGCGGCGGGCAGCGGCTGATTACGAGGCCGCGGCCACCACGCGCCGCACCACCGGGTGGCTGCCGGCAACCAGCGACATCAACACGCTCGTCTTCCGCAATCTGGACACGCTGCGCGCGCGCTCGCGCGACATGGTGCGGCGCAATCCTTGGGCGGCCAATGCACTCGATGCCTTTGTGGCCAACGCCATCGGCACGGGCATCAAGCCGCAGTCGCTGCATCCGGATACGCGCCTCAAGGAGCGGATTCAGGAGCTGTGGCTGCGCTGGACCGACGAGGCCGACGCCAGCAATCTGACCGATTTCTATGGCCTCCAGGCGCTCGCCTGCCGGGCGGTGATGGAGGCCGGCGAGTGCTTGATCCGGCTGCGGCCGCGCCTCGCCAAAGACGGCCTGACGGTTCCGTTGCAGCTGCAGTTGCTCGAGGCCGAGCACCTGCCGACGGGGGAGACCAGAAAGCTCGAGAACGGTAACTACCTTCGGGCGGGCATTGAGTTTGATCGGATTGGGCGGCGTGTGGCTTACTGGCTCCACCGCGAGCATCCTTTCGACACGCTCAACCCGGTGGCCTCGACCGAGTTGGTGCGTGTGCCGGCGGATTCGGTGTTGCACCTGTTCCGGCCCGTCCGGCCCGGCCAGTTGCGCGGCCAGCCGTGGCTCACACAGGTCCTGGTGAAGCTCTATGAGCTGGACCAATACGACGATGCCGAGCTGGTGCGGAAGAAGACGGCGGCTATGTTTGCAGGCTTCGTCCTCAAGAATGCGCCTGAGGACCAGGTGCTGGGTGAGACCGCGACGGATCAAAGCGGCACGGCATTGGCGGGCCTCGAACCGGGCACGCTTCAAGTGCTGCTGCCGGGTGAGGACATCAAGTTCTCCACACCGGCCGACGTGGGCGCGAGCTACGAGACCTTCATGCGCGTGCAGTTGCGCTCGATCGCTGCCGGCATGGGGATCACCTACGAGCAGTTGACCGGGGATCTGACCGGTGTCAACTATTCCTCGATCCGGGCCGGATTGCTCGAGTTCCGCCGGCGCTGTGAGCAGTTCCAGCACCAGGTGATCGTCTACCAGTTCTGCCGCCCGGTGTGGCGGCGCTGGATCGAGGCGGCCTTGCTGAGTGGCGCCCTGCCGAAACAAGGAGACCTCGCGCCCTATTACGACGCCAAGTGGATTCCACCGGGCTTTGCCTGGGTCGATCCCTTGAAGGACATCAAAGCGCAGATCATGGCGGTGCGCGCAGGGTTCAAGAGTCGCGCCGAGGTGGTCTCTGAGCAAGGCTACGACGCCGAGGCGATTGATCGGGAGATCGCGGCCGACAACGCACGCGCCCGCGAGCTCGGCCTCAGCTACGACACCGACCCTTCGAGCGAGGACAGCGAGGAGTCATGAGGAGACGTGAACAAGTCCTGCGCCTATTGGGCGCCAAGCCGCTGCTGGTTGAGGTGAGCAAATTGGATGCCACTTACGGCTTGCGCAGGCCATATGCGGTTCAGGAGGGCGTGGCGGTGGTTGATGTGGCCGGTGTGCTGGCCAACGAGCCGTCGCTCGTCGATGCGATCCTGTTCGGCGCCACGGCCTACGGCGAGATCCTCGAAGAGGTCGAGCAGGCCATCGCCGATTCCGAGGTGCGGGCGGTTCTGCTGCGCGTCAACTCGCCGGGTGGCGACTCAGAGAACGCCTTCGAGACCGCGGCCGCCCTGGCCGAGCTGGCGCGCCAGAAACCGATCTGGGCCGTGGCCGACAACTCGATGTTCAGCGCGGCGTACTTGCTGGCGACGGCGGCCGAGCGGATCTATGTGCCCGAGTTCACCGGCGGAGTCGGCTCGATCGGCATCTACGCCGAGCACCTGGATTGGAGCGAGTACAACCGCAAGCTGGGCGTCAAGGTCACCTACATCGCTGAAGGCGAAGGCAAGACCGACGGCAATCCCAACGAGCCGCTGTCGGAGTCGGCGCGGGCGGCGCTCGAGGCCGAAGTCACCCGCCTCTACGGACTGTTCGTAGAAGCCGTGGCTCGGCGGCGCGCCTTGACCGAGCAGGCGATCCGCCAGTTGGGCGCCGCCCTCAAGTACGGCCCGGACGCCTTGGCGGCCGGCCTGGCCGATCGCACGGGCACCTTCCGAGAGGCGCTCGCCGATCTGGCCGCATTTGTAAGACCGACTTCCATTCCCCAAGGAGGCAGACGTATGAACGAAGAACCGGTTCGGGCGGAAACGCCCGAGCCCACTATTGATCTGGAAGCGATCCGCGCCGAAGTGCACCGCGAAGGCTACGCCGAAGCGCGCGAGATCGTCGAGCTGTGCGCCCTGGCCGGCATGCCGGCCAAGGCCGCCACGTTGCTGGCGCGTGGGGCTACCCCAACGGAAGCACGCCAGTATCTGATCGAGGCCCGCGCGGCTGAAGACGCCCAAGAAATCCGCTCGCACGTCATGCCGGATGCGGGCACCAGCGCCAAACCGCCGCTGGAGAACAACCCGGTGGTCAAGGCCGTCGAGCGGCTGGCGAAAGGAGTGAACTGAAATGGCTGCCAAGACCGAACCCAACTACCTGGGCGACTGGCTGAAGTTTGAAGAGGACAACCTCTACAGCCGCGACCAAGTCACGGTGGCTTCCGGCCAGAACCTCAAGACCGGCACCGTGGTCGGCATCATCACCGCGAGCGGCAAGGTCACCCAACTGGCGCCTTCTGCGAATGACGGCTCTGAGAACGCCGCCGGAGTGCTCGTTGGCGATGTCGATGCGAGCGCGGCTGACACCCCCGGCGTGATTATCGCGCGGCTTGCCGTCTGCTCCGACAAGGGGCTGGTGTGGCCGAGCGGGATTACGGGTCCGCAGAAGAACACCGCCCTGGGGCAACTGAAATCGTTGGGCATTCTGGTCCGCGAAGGAGCGTGAGCAATGCTGAATCCCTTCTCTTCCGACGCTTTCGACATGGCGGCGCTGACTGCCGCCATCAACAAGATCCCCAACACCTACGGGCGTCTCGAGCAACTGAACCTGTTCCCGCCTGTCGGCGTGCGCACCCGCACCATCATCATCGAGGAGATGAACGGCGTGCTCAACCTGCTGCCGACCAGGCCCGTGGGCTCGCCCGGTACGATGGGTACGCAGGCGAAGCGCAAGGTGCGCTCGTTCGTCATCCCGCACATTCCGCACGACGATGTCGTGCTGCCCGAGGAGGTCCAGGGCATCCGCGCCTTTGGCTCGGAGACCGAGATGGATGCCTTGGCCAACCTCATGGCCCAGAAGCTTCAGACCATGCGCGCCAAGCACGCCATCACGCTCGAGCACCTGCGCATGGGCGCGCTCAAGGGCGTGATTCTGGACGCCGACGGCTCCACCCTCTACGACCTCTACCAGGAGTTTGAGATCACGCCCAAGGTGGTCAACTTCGCCCTGACCACCTCCTCGACCGAGGTGCTGCTCAAGGTGCTCGAGGTTCGCCGGCACATCGAGGACAACCTCAAAGGCGAGTTCATGACCGGGGTGATGTGCCTGTGCTCGCCGGGCTTCTTCGACGCCCTGACCACGCACCCCAAGGTCAAGGAAGCCTACCAGCGCTGGCGCGAGGGCCTGGTACTGTTCTCGGACAACCGCACGGGGTTCACCTTCGGTGGGGTGACGTTTGAAGAGTACCGCGGCCAGGCGACGGACTCCAGCGGCACCGTGCGCAAGTTCATCGCCGACGATGAGGCGCACTTTTTCCCGCTGGGGACGGCCACCACATTCCGCACCTATTTCGCCCCGGCGGACTTCAACGAGGCCGCCAACACGCTGGGCCTGGCGCTCTACGCCAAGCAGGAGCCGCGCAAGTTCGGGCGGGGAACCGACTTGCACACGCAAAGCAACCCGCTGCCACTCTGCTTGAGACCCGAATGCCTCGTCCGCGGGACCAAGGCCTAAACGAGTTGACAAGGTTTCCTGACTACGCCAGCTACCTCAAGAGCGAGCGATGGGCAGAACTTCGGGCGGAAGCGCTGGCGCGGGATGGACACCGCTGCCGCGCATGCGATAGCGACCAAGACTTGGAAGTCCACCACCGCCGCTATCCGGAGGCGCTCGGCGCGGAAACGGTGGGCGACCTGACTACACTCTGCCGGCCATGCCACGAAGCGATTACCGCTCACCTGGACCGGCGGAGATTTCAAGCACGCGTCCTCGTCCTCAACGACGTGCAGCGGATCATTCCTTCCACGGAGAGTAACGTTCCTCATGGCCTACAGCACATTGCGCTTTCGGATTACCGGCGTCTCACCCCTGGTGATGCACAACGGCCAACTGGCCAATCCGCTGAACCGTTTCGCCAAAGAGATCCGGAGCATCTCCGGGAAACGAAGGAAAACCGAGGCGGACTTTGAAGAGATTGCGCGCCTGGAGTGGTTTGGCTCGCTGTACCTGAGCAAAGGAGAGCCTTGCCTCCCAGGTGAACTCATCGAGGCCTGCATCATTCGGGGCGCCGTGACGAGGAAGCGGGCAAAGCAAGCCAAGGCCGGGGTCCTGTGCCTGGGCGCATTCCCTCTTCAATATGACGGGCCGCGAGACCCAATGGAACTCTGGAAATCGGAAGCCTTCCGGTTGATGGCCAGCGTGAAAGTCGGCAGCTCACGGGTGATGCGCACGCGACCGGTTTTCCCAGAGCGGTCCGCGGAGATTGAGGTGCGGTTCAACCCCACATTGCTCAATGCGAGCGAGATCCGGGAGTTTCTGGTGGCGGCCGGCGAACTGGAAGGAATCGGTGACTGGCGGTCACGGTTCGGACGCTTCGAAGTTGTTGAGCTTTAGCTCGGTCGGTGTTTGACCGGGAGGGCACGGCAAAGTATGGCTTGGCGGGGCCGGACTGGGCCAGGCATGGTGGGGCAAGCCGGGGCTTGGCGAGGCTGGCCGTGGCTGGGTAGGGACAGCGAGCCGGGCGGTGAGGGTCGCCGCCCGGTTCGCTCCCTCGCTTGCGAAGGCGGTGAGAATGAGCTGGGCCTCGGCTGCTGACAAGCTGACCGCGGTGTGTCTTGCGGCGTTCGGGCGGACAGTCACCTACACCCCGCAGGCGGGCTCATCGTTTGCGCTGACCGGCATCCTGGACAGCGGGGCTCGGCCTGAGAATGCGGCGCCGGGCGTCTACGCGCTGCTGTTCGTCAGAGCGGCGGCCTTCGTTGAGCCGCCCGCGCGGGGCGATGAGGTCACCGTGGACGGCGCCATCTATAAGGTCGTGGATCTTGAAGCTGACGCCGAGGGCGGCCTACGGCTGGTGCTGCATTTTAACCGGGCAGTGTGATGCCGAGAGTGAATGCGCCGCGACCCTTGCTTGATGTAGCATGATAAGCACATGAGCAAGACGCGCGGGATTCAAGATTTCGTGCTGGAAGTCAAATTTTACCGTGAGCAGGATGGCCGCTGGCTGGCGGATATTCCGGCGCTCCCCGGAGTCACCGCTTACGGGCGCACGAAGAAACAGGCTTGGGCAGCGGCGCAGGCGCTGGCCCTACGCTTGATCGCCGACCGGTTGGAGCACGGGGAGGCTGTGCCAGGCGAACTTCAGGTGTCCTTCGTTGCCGCCTGAGTCTGCAGGCCGCTGGCCATCGGTCAAAGCTTCGAAAGCGCTGGCTGCCTTGCTCCGCATTGGCTGGCGGATCAATCGGCAGA